AAATGCTCAGCCAACTGCTATATCCTGTTTATAAGACAAAATATACATCAGCGTCTGTGTTATTTAACACCCCACTTTATCTACGAGATATACTGGAATTGAAAAAGAAAGTTAATAAGTTGAGAGATCCTGCTCAATTCAAAAAATATGTGGGTACCGGCTCGGAGAGAGGACATCATGAAGGTTTATATGCAATAGCAAAAATTATTGAGAAATATAAATACACTGATAGTCTTAGTTGTAAAAATATTCTTTTCGGTGCTGAGGGCAAAATTCATATCCTTAATGAGTTTAGAAAATGTTCTGAACATTCTAGCCATCACTTGAATGATCTAATGTATTTATTCACAGAGACATCGAAGATTTTATTGAACTCTCAACTTCCATTTAGTGTATCTTCAAGTACTGAAATGCATGAAAGAGTAGTATCAGAGTGTCAAAACCTAAGCACTGGTATGTTCCACAATTTACATCCATGTGTTAAACAACTTCTCACCGTATATCTTTTATTGGATTATTTTGTCAGGTCTACTCGTGGTACAGACATGTTACAAAACAAGAAAAAAGGAGATAAGCATGCATGGGATACTGAGATGACCAATCGTAGAATTCTTGCAAGTGATATTTTAGGCACTGTGTTATCTAATGAACGCGAGATTGCTATGGTCCATACTAGAGATGTGACATTCTTTGTCTTTAACACTACAATAGTTTTTCTTGGCTCTATGGATTTACTTTCAGTAAGACAAATGGCTCTTGAAAATTTCAATATTCATTATTTGTTTGCTACTACATCATGCATAACAAAAGAGAGTAAGTTTATAACATTGCTATCAGAATTCAGAGAGGCTGTATATAATGATATAATAAAATATGGTAATAAAGCATATGATGCGGTTAAGTCTATTGAAGCTGCTTCAACTGTTATAATGTTAGAAAGACATACATATATATCAGATATATCTTATATTAAATCTACTAAAGAATCTATATGCCAAATTTATGGTTATGAATATGATAAGGATGATTTCCTTCCATTATGGTATAAGATTATGTGCAAAATGCCCACAGATATGATTGCCGAAGTGTCAGGAATGGTTAAATCTTTTGGCTCTTGTTATATTGATGACAATGAAGGTATAGAAGTCCAATATGACAGAGTCCAAACAAAGATGCCTCTGAATAAAGAAACTATACTAATGGTGACTGCCACCCATATGTACAGATGGGTTAAAGAATACTTTCGTGTAGAATCAAAATACCCACCATTAATTATACCTGATACAAAAGAATTCGATATACTGAGAATGGCATGTAGTTCTGGAAAATGGATTGATGATTTTGCTAATGATATATCTAGAAATACCCTCCCTATCAGGCTATGGTATCGAGTACACCATGCACAAACTTTTTCTTTTGATACATCTGATACACCTTATCCTTTTATTTCTGACAAAAGAGTGGGACCAAACATTAACGATCTACAAAGGTCATCAGATGGTGAAACGTGTCTTGGAATGAGAAAGCAAAGAAAAGACAAAAAGAAAGCAATACTCTGGTACCTTAAAGATACAAAGTTCAAAGTAGAATATCCAGATTTTAGAAAGAAATTGAGCAGAGGTGATTATTCAATGCTTTCTAATGAGAGTTGTCTATACAGAGCAAAAGAAAGGGAGATCAAAATCAAGGGTAGATATTTTGCTTGTTTATCACCTTATCTTAGACACTGGTTAGGAGAGGTCCGTGAAAACTTTACAAAATACTTACAGTATGTACCAGGACAAATGCTAATTAGGTCATACACAGAAAAGGCACAAATAATTGATTATTTATCAAAACCAGTGGAGTTAGATGCAGATTATGTTATGGTGATTATAGTGTTTGATTTTTCAGGATGGAATACAAGATTTAATGTTGACAATACTACTAATATGTTCATGAGATTTGATGAGGCTTTTAATGGAGAGTATTATAGTAATGCACATGAAATCTTAGAAGAATTAAAGTTTTACTATCCAAGAGGTGAGGAGCTAGTAAAATGGGATGGACAGTTTGGAGGTATTGAAGGTCAACGACAATATGAATGGACTGTATTTACACTGGCAATGGTGGACTATGCTATTGCAACTCTTGGATACACTGGTACAACATATGGTTCTGGTGATAACACAATATGTCGAATTAAAATACAAAAATCAACTCTCACAGAACAATATATGGAAAATCCAGACGATATGGTTTATGATATCAAAAAACAATTCTCAAAAGTTTTTGAAGAATGTGGTCTTGTTGAGAAAACTGAAGAGTCTTACATGGCAGATAATGTAGCAATATTCCTCAAAGAAATTTATGTTGAAGGTGTTAAAATGCCAATGGGTGTTAAACAAGTAACACGAATGTCTATTGAGAGTCAAATAATGATACCTACTATACAGGATTCTGTTTCTTCGATATGGAGCTGTGCAGTATCTGCTATAGGAAGCTGTTATATGTATAGGGAAATATATAGTCTTGCTGTTCTTCATACAATAATGGCACTATGTCATTATAGGGGTGACAAGGAAGATATAGATGAATGTCTAAAAAATCCACATTCATTAGCACCGATGCTCATAGCTGGTACTCCTTATGGTTTCCCATCATGTATGATACTCCAAGAAATGATGTGCCGAGGTATGTCTGATTCAATAGTTAATCGCACTTCAGTCCTTCAAAGACTATGTGAGTACAACCCACAGTCTCTTCAATATACAACAAATATCATAACTCAAAATATAATGAAGAACCCAGATTGGCGATTAGTTTGTGAAGATCCATATTCTATACCATTTATCAAACCAACTACAGCTAACTCAATTATAAGGAAAGAAATTCATAAATATTTGACAAGATATACCGAGAATCCTGAAGTTATAGAGTTGTTAAATTGGAACAGTGAAGAAATTAGAAAAGAAGTTGTAGCTATATTATCATCACCAACTGTTAAACCTCTCAAGCTGGTTGCAGAGTCATATGGGAATTCTGTTTGTGGATTAGTAGATGAATTCATATCGAAAATAGAACAAGAGTCTACCTTAAGGGGAAGCATGAGGGATCAAGAATTCAGAAAACTAGTAGGGAAGGTAAGAATAGCTGATTCTAGACTATATGATCATTGGATTGAAGTGACTACAGGAACAAAAGAATACCATTCAGCCAAAGAGAGTTTTTCTATACCTAAAATTTGGAATCAAATAGACCCCTTTCTTATCATAAGCACTATTAGAGATGGAGCATGGGGAAATCATGCAGGAGATATAACAGAACCAAATCCATTTGATATGTACTCTTATCATTGTTACCATAATAAAGTTATAACCAAAGATAATAACAGTAATTTTGACATATACCGCACAGGAGAATTGAGCAAACCAAATTATATATCTCATCTGTCTATTTGTACCAAAGGTACTAATTACTTTATAGGGTATTCAACGAGTGAAAAGATTAAAACTGCAAGAGATAACACAGTACTACAGCCTAGGGGAATGAAAAAAATATGTCGTCTTTTGGAGCTAAGAAGTTATGTACTACCATCAAACACAACTTGGGCTCTGATACTCAAAGATCTTGTATCAATGTATGGTGTTGATGTAGGATATAAAACTGTTGATAAGATTATACGTCATGAAGGTGGTTCAATTGATCATCGGCTCAGGTGTAGGGGTTTTGAACACGAAATGCGTCTTAATATTTGTAGAAACATACCATCAAATTATGAATTCTCGACTGATAATTTCCGACTGACTCGTGAAAGTGGAAATAGTTATAATATAAATTTTTTATATACATACGTATGTTTAATGGCTAATTTGACAACAATATATACAGAAACACAACATAAACAGCCATTCATCCATCTATATACTACACTTCGATACAAATGGCTTGGAACAAGTATTAGGGAAATAAGTGACTTGAAATTGGATACAGTCGTACCGAGGAAGATGACAATAAATCACCCCAAATTTCCTTCTATACTCATAGATAGAAAGATGGGAAAAGATTTCAATGATAAAATACAAAAATCTCTTTATAAATCTATAGAATCAAATGATAAGGAGATGGTTATACATGAATATTATCAGGGGTATTTACATGAACATCAATCACAAATACAAGGTAAAATTGAGGAAAGACATCTAGTTGCTACATATAGTTATATGATTTTTAAAAATGCAATACTTGGTTCTAAATATTGTAGGACAGCTCAAGTCGAATATGGATGGAAAGAGGTAGCTGAAAAATTATACGATTTGAATAACATACCAATGTATGACAAAGGTGAGATGAATAAAAGTGAAGTCATGATATCAAGTATGTATGACATTTTAACCCCACCATTGATAGACATATCTCACAAGATAACAATGATGAAAAGAGATGAAGACCGACTATACTATATGTTTGATGACCTTTGTAGTACGATAGAGGTGAATAATACATTATTATACCCATTATGTATAAAAATTGTCTCTTATGACCTAGTTGGATTATTTGCACATGCAATTAAAAGAGAAAAGAAGAGAGAATTACGTCCTAAGTCACATTATTCACCGAGATCTCTTTACAAAGATATAATAAACATATTCAAAGGGGACATTATAGATTTTGCAACATTCAAGAGGAATTATAATATTCACTCTTTACCTGATGTTAGAAGTGGGTGTAATCCAACAGTGTTGAGAACAATTGTTAATATGCTCTATTTGAGGGGTGTTCATGAAAATGTATTATATACACAGGCCTATGCAAATAGTAACTTTGATAAACTAGAAGCGATTATTTCAGCAATGATGCTTGGTAAAGCAATAGATGATGACTATGAAGATGTGAGGTATTATGTTTCTTCCTTATTATTTCATAAGGCTATTACTGGTGACCCAGACATTAATGGTAATAATATCAAAGCTGTGTCAGTTGCTAAGTCTATTGGTCAAGTAATTGCAAATCTTGATTATTTATCAAAAGATACATTACCGAGATTTGTAGAAAAAAATGTAGAGGTTAGTGTCTACCAAAAACAGCTCAGAATGTTCAAGAAAAAATTTAAAGGGTTAGTATCTCTTCTCTATGATATTGATACCGAGGAATTGGTTGGTATGTCATCAGACAGGTTGCCTATCTTTATATCCTTATGCAAAGATGAAGAAACAGTCAATAAACTAATAGATGGTGCATTAGAATATATAGAAGAGCTAAGTGATAGATACAAGGTCAAAATGATCAATATGAATTATTCTGAAGTGCGCAACAAGCTTACTAATTGTAGATTAGTAGAAACAAGTTTAGCAGAACATTATTCACAAATGTATGCCATAGACCCAAAGAATTTTCTGACCTTTGTAACAGATCAGATTTGGTACAACAAACAACAATACCTTTCTAAGGCAAAATCAAAAACGTCAGAGGAAGAAAATGATGTATCATCAGATGATAATGACCTAACTAAAATTACCCTTGAACAATATAATCCAAAACCCCACAGGACATTATATTTAAGTGTTTTATCTCAAGACTTCAAAGTACCAAACATAGTTTCTAGCATGACTTCACATAGTAAGAGACAAACATTACTTGATTTAGATGAGTGTAAAGATGTCATAAGATATGACCCCTCTTCTACAACTACCAGATGTATAAATATGACTGTATATAGAGGAAATCCAGGCCTTAAATCATATAGTCCATCCCAAATGCATAGAGGATATTCAACTGGTGCGACTGCTGACAGTAAATTATCAAATATATTTTCTTCAATTAATTTATCTCAATTTGTTAAGAGGAATGATTACAGACTTAAGGCATTATGTCTTGCAGACGGTGCGGGAGGTTTCACCAAATATATTCATGATGCATATCCAACTTCCACAGTTATTTACAGTAGCATGATAGATAATAAAACATTTAAGAGCTCAAAACTTCCAATAGGTATTTGCGATGAGAATGAATATATGTATCCTAGAATACATGTTGTATCATCTGATGTTCTAAGAATAGACATGCGCTTATTAGATGATTGTAATCATGTCATGAATTCTGTAAAAGAAACCAAGTTGAAAATGGATGTTATAACAATGGATGCAGAATTACGAGGAGAAGATGCCGAGCTTTTAATGTTACATTATCAGCATAGATTACTCAGTACTACAAGTATGTTTGCATGCAAATTATTGAGGAAAGGTGGTACTCTTATAATGAAGACTATAAATATATCTGATTATCTCATACAACAGAATATAACCATCTTAACAGAAATGTATATGTCTGTGAACATAATGAAACCTATAGGATCACATGTAGATAATGATGAAGTATATATTGTATGTACAAAATACAAAGGTTATCATGAAGTCAAGAATACACATTTTTATAGATCATTACGTCATTATTATAACCTTCAAGATTATGACTACCTAAGCAAAGTCATGAACATCATCGTTCCTGAAAGCATAAAACAAAATTGTAGAAGGACAATCAAGAAAAAGGAAGAAATGCATGAAAAGTATTTCTTGAAGATAATTAATGATCATGGCAGGCTTAAGAATGTGTTCTCTAGTTGTCTTAGATACGCACCATACGATTGTTATCTTATACGAACAATGGATGATGACTGTATAACATCTCTCATAGAATATACAGGTATTAAGGATTATCATATAAGGAGATGTGCATTTTATGAAATAGACAATGTTATCAAAAACACACTACAAGAGATGGTTAATAATTACAGGAATGTTCTTCAGGATGAGAAAAATGCACATACAAAATATCTTAATTGGATCAGATATAAAAGAAAATATAAGGAAATTGAAAAAGCAGAGAAATGGCATAAAAAGAAAATAAGAACAATGATGATGAGAAGTGATTACAGAGAAGTGATAGTTTATTATAAGGAAAGAGGCATTAGATTACCACTTGATATACTTAATATTGCACAAAAATTGTTATACTCAGTATGTATATTGACTTGTTTTTCATCATTAGCAGAATCTGTCCTACATGATGATGATACAGTTAACATGACACCAAATATTTGTCTTGATGCATCATTGGCAAGCTTTTGTACATTAATAGACACTGTTGATGTATCTATTAAAGTCAAACTTAAAGAGAATGATGAATACCTTATAGAAAGCTTTGCATTACCAACCCAACAATTATTATCTACTCTGACTTTAGGTGAAGCCTCCATTAATATTAAAGACGTCTTTAACAAATCTTATCAAATGGCATTAAGACTACTTGGGAAATGTAGTAGTGTGGCAATAGGAGAAACATATTATGATTTAAAACAAAGACAACCATTAACAAGAAAGGAAGCGAGAAGTCAATGGGATTTGTTGTGTAATCATATGCCACCAATAATGTCTTCAATGGATAATGTCAATAAAAGAAGACGTGATATAATGAATTATTTAAATACGTATGAACCTGAAACATTATTGTTCTAGAAAGCTAGTATGACTATACAGGATTTAGTATGATTATACAGGAGGCAAATACTCAATCCGGTGAACTCTGGTACTTTTGAAATTAAACGCGCAACGCAAGTCAAGACATATTAGCTTAACGAACTATATATAATATTCAATGTTTGATATGTTCAAGAAATAATTCAATACTCTTATTGTGTGAGATATTAGAAAGAAGGACTTTCTCAAATCAGAGTAAATTTTAATTTTTATTATATACAAAGGTAAACTAATTTGATATACCATTTATAAACTACCATTTATTTTTTGAAGGGTGTCTTAATATATTTTATTTTTATATTTTTGTTTTCATCTTTGAAATAAGTTCTTTAAAACTTTTCAGCTTATTTCTGTCCCTTTCCCTTCACCCATTATATTTCGTCT